TTAGTTGTGAGTCACCAAGTGAGTAGCCGCCAAGCATGGCTCACTTGGTGACTCACTTTTTGTTCTGTCGAACACCCCGTCCAGGGATGCCTGCACGCCGCGCAACGAGGTGAGGTAGCGCGATGTGGTCAGGGCGCTCCGATGGCGCAGGATGGCTTGGATCACCGAGAGCGGCACCCCGGCCCCGTCGAGCATCGACGCGCTCAGGTGCCTGATTGCGTGGAAGCCGAAGCGGCGCACTCCAGCCTTGTCGCACAGCGAGTACATGAGGTGCGTTGCGGATACCCAAGGGGTTCCCCGGCTGCTGACGAAGACATGCTCGCGGAAGCCCATTTGTAGGCGGTGGCGCAAGAGGCAGTCGTGCAGGGCTTGGGTCATGGGTATCCAGTCCTCTTCAAGCCCGCCGCCCTTGCGCTTTCGCGTCCAGAGCCGGAGACGGCGGTTGGCGAAGTCGAGGTCGCTCCGCTGCATGCGGAACAACTCTTCCTTGCGGGCCGCCGTGTGCAGCGCCGTGAACAGCATGGCGCGTTCATCCGGTGACTTCGCCGCGTCGTGGACCTTCCAGAAGTCCTCGGGCGTCGGGACGTACTTCGGGCGTTTGTCTTCCCTGTACCGTTCCACGCGCCACGGGCATGGCTCGGGCAGCTTGAAGGCGCGCACGCCCCACGAATAGGCCGCGAGGATATTCTTGCGCCGCCGATTGGCCTGCGCACCGCTGATGCGCCGGGCAATGCCGTCCAGGTGCGCCTCGATCAGGGCGTAGGTCACGCGCTGGACAGGCAGGGACGGCTTTACGTCGGCCAGCAGGTCACGAAACGCCTGCCTCTTCTCCCCGTACGTCTTGTCCGCCATGCCGCGCGCCTGCACGTGATCCAGGTACGCCGTGAAGAGCGCCGCCAAGGAGACCGTGCCGGTCACCGTATCGGGCTGCGTCACCTTCACGCTCTCTTCCCACGCCACGGCCTCCCGCCATGTGGTGCAACGATGCTCTCGGTGCTTCCCGCTCGGAAGCTTCACCCTCCCATAGATCACCGGTTTTCCGTGCCGGTCTTTCCTCGTTATTGGCATCATTCCTCCATTGAAGGGCGCGTTCGACGTTGGCCGAATAGAACAGCCAGGCGCGCCCGCGTTTGATGCCGCCAAGTTCCTTGGCGTGGGCATACAGACGTTTCACCGTCCAGCCAAGAGACGCGGCGAGGTCTTCGGGGGAGATGAGGGGGCCGAGAGCCGGGAGGGGCGCGCACAGTCGGGTAGAGGGCTGCGGTGTGTTGCTTCCTGTTGTGGGGTGCATGTCCTGGACCTCCTTGCTGAGCGTGATCCCCGTCCGACCACACCGGGGTGGTGTGGTCGGAGTGCCCGCAGCGACGGAGGAGGGAGGTTTTGTCGCTGCGGGTGTTGGGGGGAGGGAACTATTTCTTGCGGTGGCAGAACGGGCACGTCCGGAGCTTGGAGTTGGTGCCGCAATGGGGGCATGACTTGGGTTTGCTGCCGTCGGTCAGTCGGGCCATCTTGCAGGCCCCGTTGATGGCGGCGAAGTTCTTGGTGGGGCGGGGCTTCTTGGCCGGTGCGGCCTCGTTGCCTTCATGCATTCAGGTGACCTCCTTTGCCGGGGGGCTTGCACCCCCCGGCGGCTCCTCAAGCCCGGACAGCGAGACAGGCCCTGCTAGTTGCGTGTGATCGCTGCCCGGTTGGCCGTGACGACCTGGCACGGAAGGGAGGATGCCCGGTCGCCACGGCTGCGCCGGGTCAGGAGGCTTTCACCATGTCGGGGAACCACAGGGCACCCCAGGGGCATACCGATCCAGAAACTTCCTTGTCCTCGTCCAGCGTGAGAAGAAACGCCCGTTGGCCACCTTCAACGGGGTGCATGTACACGGCCGTGGTGAGGTCTTCGTCCTGGTTGCCGTACATCACGATCTCGCCGGGCTTGAGCGTGGCGATGCGCTTGGCATAGGCAAGGGCATCGCCCTCGTTCTCGAACTTCGGGAAGTTGGCGCGCTTCCGTTCGCAGGCGCAGTCCTCCATCCCCATCTTGGCCAGAATTCCCAGAAAACCAGCTTCACCAGTCATGTCTTGCTCCTTGGGTCAGGGGTGGTCGGTTACTGAACCGCTTCGGCCTCGGCGTGTGCGGCCATGGGCGGAACCGGGTGAGGGTAGTCGGGATCGATGTCAGAGTCGTCCGGGCCGTCGTTGACCGGCGCGTCATCTCCGGTCGCTTCGTCGTCGTGGGCATCGAAGCCGGGGGCGTCATCGGGCAGTTCCTCGTCGCTGTCGGGATCGTCGTCCGCAGATTGGTCCGCCGGGGCCGGGCGGGTGTTCATGGTCAGGGGAAGTTGCCGTTCCTCGGCAGTCATCTTGCGGCGCCGCACTTCCTCGTGGGGCGGATGGGCGTCGGTCCAGACCATTTCGCAGGTGTTGTAGTCGGCCACTAGGTCGCAGAAGATTTCGCGCGTCTCGGTGCCTTCGCGCACGACCTTGGACAGGGCGCGGCGTTCGTCTTCCTTGGCGTCGATCTGCTTCTTCAACGCCTTGCTCACCCGGTCGCGCTCGGTTTCCAGTTCCTCGATCTCGTCATCGAGCCGGGCCATCTCGTCGGCGTACTCGGCCTTCTCGGCCTGCGTCAGTTCCTGCGTGACGGTGATCGTTTCCTGCCGCAGCCAGTTCTGGTCGTTGGCGACCGCCGACGCGCCGGGCTCATCGGTGGCCGCGTCGTCATCGCCGGAGGCGTCGGCCTGCTCGGCATCGGTCGGAGCCGGGGCCGCGCCCATGCCGTCGGTCAGGCCCTTCTCGTCGCCCAGCCACTCGGGCAGGTTGATGACCACGCCGGTGTCGCCCTTGGTGCCGGTGAATTCGATCTGGCTGAGGGGCAGCCAGTCCTCGACCTCGCCGCAACGGATGAGGATCGCGGCGTCGGTCTCCTGGAGGATGTCGGCGGTGATGGTGATGAAGACGGTGTTCTCGGGGAGATCAGCCTGAACCGGGGCCTGTTCCTTCTTCCTGCGGGCCATGGGGCCTCCTTTCCGGCTACGCGGCGCGCATGCCGGGGGTGCGGGTGAACGACGCGCAAAGGCTTTCGAGATGCCGGAGCGAGGCCAATACAGCGGGCTCGCGCATGGCGTCGTATTCGAGAGTGATGGTCAGCGTCTTGCGCAGGGGGCGTCCGGGCGCGGCGGAGGGAGCCACGGGTTGGAGCACCTGCGCGGACCGGGACGGGGTGGCGGCGGGAGCCGCCAGGGCGATGCGCATGGCCTGCGCCCGCGCCGAGTAGGCCTGCTCGATCTGGGTCAGGGCTTCGGCCAAGGGCACCTGCAAGTCCTGCAAGCGCAGGAAGGACGAGGCCGGGAGGGAGAAGCCGTAGATTTCGGCCAGGGCTTCGACTTTCTGTTCGATGGCCACGGCCCGGTCCTGCCGCGCCTGTTCGAGGGCGGCGCGTTCCCGCTGCTGCTGGATGTGGCGCAGGATGATCGCCTCGACCTCGGCCTTGATGGTCCTGAGGGGCTTGGTCTTGTTCAGCCAGCCGTCCTGAATGGGGATGTCGAGGCCGGGCAGCCCGTGTTCATCAAGGGTGGCCGTGATGAGGAACTGGACCTCACGGCGCTTGTCCGCGCGCTGGAGTTCCTCGAACGCCTTCACCTGCGCATCGAGCCCGGCGCGAGCCTCCACGATGATGGCGGTGACCGCCTTGATCCGGTCCTCGAACTCCCTGATCGGGGCGCTGACCCGGCGCACGGCTTCCTTGCGGGCCGCTTCGAGCCGGTCGCGCACCTTGTTCAGCCCCGCCATCTCGGACTTGATGGCAGGCACCATGTCCTCGGTGACCACGAGCCCCTCGTAGTTGGCCACGATGGCCCGCACCCACGCTTCGAGTTCCTCGGCGTTGAACGAGATGGCGGGCAGGGTTTCGGTGATCTTCGGTTCGGTCATGGCTAGAACCCCGAGGGCATGTCGCCCATCTGCTGGTTGGCATCGGGCGGGATGTTGAGCAGCGCACCGGACTTGATGCCGTCGATCATCTGCGTGGTTTCGGGCTTGGTGAGTTGGTCGATGCTCTGGATCGAGTCGTCGCCGGTCATGTGGCGCGCGAGGGAGACCAGGGCCACCTCATCGAGCCCGGCCTTCTTGCCTTCGTTGCGCAGCATGGCGAGTTGCGCGGCAGAGGGGGCCGGGGGCTGGTCCGGGTTGTGGGCGGGCTGCTGGTTGCCCTGCTGCGGCGCGGTGGTCTTCTTGCCCGCGCCCTGGGCCTTATGCTGCTGCGGGGAGGTGGCGGCACCGGCACCGGGAATGACCTCGGGCATGTCCTCGATGTCCTGCGTGAAGATGTCGGAGGCGGCAGTGGAGGTGAGAACCGCGTCCACGAGGGCGCGCTTCTTCGCCATCTTGAGCACCGTGTTGTAGTAGTCGGCGGGGTTGTCGTGCTCGACGCGCTCGCCATGGGTGCTGACCATCCAGCGGCCTTCCGCGTCCTTCTTGGTGCCGAACTTGGAGCCAGGCAGACCGGCCTTGTTGGCGATCTCGCGCAGGATGCGGGCGGCGGCGGTGGGGTCGCTGCGGCGGGTGTCCCAGTAGTTCTTGGGCACGGGGACGGAGGTGATCTCGCCATCACCGGCGCGGTAGCGATACTTGCCCTCCATGGTGGAGCACAGGCCCACGCCAGCGCCGACCATGACGCCGGTGAGGATGGACACGAGCCGGACCATCACGCGGTACTCGCGGTGCCCGCCGGGCATCTCGCGCTCCTGGATGTCGTATTCGGGCGCGAGCCGGAACGTCATGGCCAGCTTTTCGGCCCCGGCCTTGAGCAGGGTGGGCTTGTCGCCGCAGCCGGGGATTTTTCCGAAGTGTTCGCCGTCCTTCATGACGGCGTGCATCACCTGCTGGATGTGCCCCACCTGCGCCACAAGGTCGGTCACCGGCATGTAGTTGGCCGGAGCCGGGGCGTGAGGCGAGATGGGCGCAAGAGTCTGTGCCTGGTTCATGCTGTCCTCCCGTGACAGGGATGTGGGAAAGGTGCGGCGCTGGGCCGCGCGGGGCGCTAGGTCGCCGTTGTCTGGGCCACCTGTTTCAGGCGTTCGCGGGCTGCGAGCCCCTTGTGGTGCCAGTTGACCGCATCGGCGCGGGCGCTGGCGTCCCTGACTTCGCGCCGGAAGCTGTGGCCGTGGTACGAGGGGATGCAGAAGTAATGGGGCATGATCTCGACCTCGCAACCGGTGTCGGCCATGTCCACGGCGTAGCCCCATGCCTCGACTTCGTTGGGGTGCTCGACCGTTTCGAGGTGGATGCGGTCCGCGCCCTCGCGGGTGTAGGCGATGGTGAACCACTGCATGGTCACTGCCTCCATCCCTGCGCGCGCTGCCATGTGTGGGCCTGCGCGCTGAGCGCCCCGATCTGCATGGCCACGATGAGCAGGGCCAGCATGTCGGCGCTGTTCGCCCAGACGGGCTTGCCGTTCACTCTGGTGATGATGGTCGCCATGTTCCCTCCGCCGGTAATGAATCGTGGCCCATTCCCTGCCGTCGCGTGCTTTCCCGCTCCCAAGGGCTTGCGGCTTGCCGTGCTCGGTACTTGCTGGGCACCACCTCCTCGGCTCCTTCCGTTCGCTCTGCCGGGATGGCGCTGCTCGCGGGGTGTTCCTCGGTGGTGGTGAATATGTTTTATGTCATAAAACATGACAAGTCAAACCTTGCGATGTTTAAAAACATTGAAAAGGGCAAAAAAACACCGCCCGGTGAGGGGCGGTGAGGAGGTAGGGAGAGTCATGGCTAGCCAGTTAGTCTTTTATATCATGGAATGTTGAACGTTGTTGGGATTTCTTCCGTGGCTATATCTGGACGACATGCGGGATGGGGAGTGGTAGGGGCTTGATAACTCGGATGTGCGGAGTGGTGAATAAACTCATTGATTCAAGGGTAGAATTTTTCTTTTAGTAGGAATCCGGCGAGGCTTATTAACATTAATATGAGTGCACACGTTGCGCGATAAAATTTTGTTCCGAGTGAGGAGATTTCTTTTTCGTGTGTCATGGTTCTTTCTTCAAGAACAGCAACTCTGCTATTCAGATTGTATATTTGTGGTCGAAATTCTGATGCATCGACATATTGGCTTGATTGATTACTTCTGTCCGTATCGACTGTTGATGTTTTCGGTCTTCTTTCGTTGCTGGGCATTTTGTTATGCCTCCATATTACTAGCTGCGAACAATTCAATCTCTTGAATAAACGCATTCATGCCGAGGATGATCTGCCATAGAGAGTGATTGTGAAAGAAGTAGCTTGTTCCTATTTCATGTGAAGGCTCTATTGCTGTTACTGTAGGGTAGTCTTCTGCCCATGTGCGAGTGTTTGTGTACATATTTATTGAAAAATAAATTTGCTTGAGCCATTCAAGAATCCTGGCTAGGTCTTGACTGTTTTGTGATTTGAATACACTGCTATAAATTAAAGAAGCTAGTTCGTTTCCGGACTCTTTGCCTTCAAATAACGTTTGTGTATTGAAAATTACGAGCGGTTCTTTTTTTGCATTATTGTTGATTACGCATTGTCTGTAGATGCACATGTTTATTGTTTTATTCAAAAAGAAAACAACATTTTGAATCCCCATGTAATGCCTTCCAACGATTTCTGGATTGGGGAGTCCTTTTCTGTATTCTCCAAAGGTAAAATATATGTCGTTTAGGGTATAATTTATGTAATATAGGGCATTGATGAATGCGAAGCTGTCAGAAGGGACGGGGAATTGACTCGTTAATCCAATAAATTTTGGAGGTATCCCCCCGCTTTTAAAGTCTTGAGGAATGTCGATGAAGACATTTTTTCCAGCATCACTACCTGTATAGTAGCTGATACCTCGTCCATTGATACCGAATTGCGAAGTTTCATACACGTCGATCATTTTTTTGCTCCGTCATGCCCATTTGGGTTCTGTATTCTGGCGTCGTTTGCGCGCCTTTGTTCATGCGTGGCGCCTCAGTAAAAGTGTGATGATTGTGTTAAGGAAAGTTTACTTTCCGCTCACATCACTCCACGCCCAAATTACCCGCCCCACAATGGCCCTGTGCCAATCGCTGTCGAAATCACGTTTGAGGCTGTAAACTTCGGGCGGGTATGCCGCCGCGTTGTCCGAGTAGTAAGTCAGGCGGTAGTCCTTCTCTTCCGGCAGGTGTTGCGCATGCACGCGCTTTACCTTGCCCGCCCCATCCGGGTCCATCACAAGCATGATGCGCCCCGGCCTGTCCGCGTTCTTGTCCTGTCTGTCCACGAGCACAATGTCGCCGGGGGCCAGCGTCGGGGCCATTGAATCTGATCCCTTTGCAATCCGCACGGCGATCAGGTCTGCCCTGTGGCGGATGGTTTCCTGATGCCTCCAAACGAGGAACCAGGAGATCAGTTGTCCTTGGGGAATGATGCCAGGTCCGGCCCCGGCCTCGTCCACCAGCGGGACGGCGTAATAGTCCTCATGCTCTGGCGAGGGGAGACCGTTCCCGGCAGCAACCACCTTGGCATCCACCCAGCAGACTTCGCGGGAGGGGAGTTGCTCATCCGGAAAGACTAGGCGCGCCCCGATCGCGTCTAGGAGTTTTCCGACGGATTCAAGGGATAGGCCTTTTTCGTTGCGGAGATAGCGCGAGACTGAGGCCTGCTCCACATGGGCCTCCGCAGCCAAGTGCGAGGGATTGCGGAACATTCCCTGTGAAGCCCTGATTAGGCCATCTCTGAAGTCTTCTTTAAATCCCATGCTTGGACAGAATCATAGGTTATGAATTTTGTCATATGCTGAAAGTCTTTGTCCGTATTGCATCATGATGTTTAAAGACATAAAATGCGGGCATGCGGCAAGACGACTTTCGAACAGCTTTGCGGGCAGTAATGGCTCGTCGCAGCCTGACCCAGACGGCGGTTGCGCAGGCCTGTGGAGTTGAGCAGGCAAGCCTTTCTCGTTTCTTGCGTGGAGAAAAGGGGTTGAGCGGTGAGTCTGTTTTTAAGCTGCTCCCGCTGGTCTACGGCACCTCTCTCCCTTCCCCCACCCCTCCCCGCGACGCGGCCTGACGGCATGGCATGCCCATGCTGCCGGGCCGCGTTGTCACTTCAACCCGCCTGCGGGCGGAACCAGGAGGCAGCATGCAAATGTTCGGGCGCTTCCACTTCTTCGAGCGCAAGGAGGCCAAGGGCTCACCTGTGCCGAGCATCCACGCCTACTTCGAGTTCCTGCACGAAGACCGGCCTGAGTTCTGGTTCCACGTCAAGGGCGTGGGCTCGCTGCGCTTCAAGCAGGTACGTCGCACTCTCTACGAATTAACCGAAGCACGTCCGGAAGTTGGGCCACTCCCTCGAGGCGGTGGTCTGTCCCAGCGGGAAATCGAGTGGCTGCGTGAGCAATGGGGCTGGCACGCGGGCGGCTATACGACACCGACCTTGGACTTCTCTGGCTTGCGGCGGGCGCTACGCACCTTGAAGTTACTCGCCTGTGGGCGAGGCCCCCGGCCCAATTGCGGAGGAAGTTCCGCGTTGCATCACGATGGCGTGTAGCGGACGGGTTGTCATGCCGGGATGTCATACGTCAGGGGTGAGTGCGCTTCTTGGTCTTGTTGTCGGAGTCCTGTTCGGAAGCATGTATCTCTTCTGCGGATGGAGATTTCTTGATTCGTTCATCGTGGCGTTTTGCATTTTCATCGAAAAGATATTCTAGAAAATCATCACGCTTCTGCTTTGATAATTTGTCAGGTGCGTGATGGTAAACAAGTGATGCATACGCCATATGGCGAAGAAGTATGTCTTCAAAGTAGGGAAGCGAATCATATGCACCCATGGACCGAATCGTCTCAACCTTAATGCGCCATTCCTCAATGGCGGCCTCATACGCAAGGCCTCGGACATGCCTGAGATCAGCCTGACGGCTTTCGTATACCTGTGTCCCAATGGCGGCTGTTGCTCCGATTACGGCCCCTGCGAGAGCAAAAAGGCCAGACATGTAGGGTTTCGCGTCCATGAAGTCCTCCCTCGGTTGAGAAGGTTGGAGTGGCTACCGCCTCCATACCGAGGGTTCGCAGCCGGGGGCAACCTGCCCCCGGTGTTGCGGGCGGGAGGGTGATCCTCCGCTACAGTTGGCAGATGACCTTGGCGATGCGGCCCGATTGCGTGGCGTCATAGTCAGCGCGAGGGCCGGGAAACGGGATGTCTGTGAGTTCGATCTCCTCGATGTCCTCCAGTCGGTAGGTTCGCCAGCCAGCAACAGGGGACGGCGCGTCCGGGATGGGTGGCTGGTAGGACTTGAGCAGGAGCTTGCCGTTGGCGCTGAGTCCCAGAAGGTGTGGCTCGATCATGCATTCATGCTCTGCGCAGCGGACGAAAAGGCAGCAGCGGTTCCGGATGGCGGTACTGATGAGATCGTTCATGAGGTGCCCCGCGAGAATGAGTGTGCTGATGGGTAGTTATCTCTTCCTGTGGGGTAGGGCGGGCACACGGGCAAGGTCAATTATGCAGCATGATTTTTACAGGACGCGGGGCGCTGCTGCCGGTGGAGGCTGGTCGGGTGCTGGCGGTGCAGCATCCTGCATCAAGGGTGCATCGGCAGCCGTAGCTGGTACTCGGCGCGCAGGCGCGCCCCATGTCCTCCCGCGTGGTGACGCAGAGCCGTTGCAACCACGGCATCAAGCAGCGAGCCGGACAACGCGGGGGAGGGGAGCAGGACGGATCGCCAGTCCACGTCTCCCGGCGAGGTCAGGCGGACCAGGGCGACGTGGTTGCCGTTCAGGCACCGGCGGCTGGTGACGTGGGCATGCACCTTCTTTTCCATGCTCACACGTTACCCCGACATGCGCCAAGAGAAAATGAAACTTGTCAGGAGGTTGTTTAATGCGCGCGTTGGAAGATGTGATCGCGGACATGGTGGAGAACTCGGGGCGTACCCTGACTGCCATCGCCGCCGAGATCGGCAAGCACAAGTCCACGCTCTCGCGCGAGCTTTCGCCCTATGACGCGGGCGCGAAGCTCGGCGTCGAGTCGCTGGTGCCGCTGATGCGCGCCTGCGGCTCCGTGGCCCCGCTGGAGGCGCTGGCCGGGTTCATGGGCTACGGGCTGCGGCCCCTTGGCGGCGAGCCGGATGGCCGGAGCATGGAGGACGAGTGCCTGCAAGGCTATGAGGCCGTGACCGACTTCATCAAGGCCGCGCGGGCCGGGCGGCACTACACCGACCTCATGCCCAGGCTCCGCGCCGCGCTCAAGGAATTGGAGGATGTGGTTGTGCGCGCCAGAGACCGGGACAGCGGCGCAGGGTAGGTGCTCACTGTGGCATGTAGTGTGGCTGCGGACTGTGGAACCACTTTGGCTGTGACGCAGTAGTGCTTGGCCCGAAAAGAGAGAAGCCCCCGTGGTGCAGACGGAGGCTCCTCAGAGAGGGAGTACATCGGAGGTGATGTGCTCTCAAGAGATGTAGTGTCTACTTCTGGTGCGGTCAACATGAATTGCTGATGTTGCGCAATAACCACAAAGGGATACGCAAGGCGGGATAGCGCGGCGGTGACGCCGTGTGCCCATGCATGAAGGGGGCGCGTGTGACGGGACAGTACGGGCAGCGTGAAGTCCCATTGGCGGGTGGTTCCCGGCACTGCGATGCAGGGGTGGCAAGCCTGCGTGCGTCCGGGGTTGGTCGCTCCCCTGCGCGGGGCGATGCTCAGGGCGTGCCCTGTGGATGCCCCTACCGCCCCAAGTCGCCCGAGCAGATCGGCTACACGACGCCGGAGGCTGCCCGCGCCGCGTATCTCCGCTATCCCCACCTGCGCCCGTGCCCCTTCACCAAGCCACCCTGGCAGTGGCTGCACGTCGAGTGGTGCAAGACCCGTTGCTGGGGGAGGAGGGGGCAGGAGCCGGAGGGGAGGGGGAGAGGGGGGCACCCTGTCCGGTAGGAAGGCGTTTTTTTTCGCCGTCGCTAAAAGACGTGCGGCAAGGTCACAGCTATTCGGCAGGGCAGAGATGCGTGTGAGAATTAACGGGCAAAGTTCTGCAATGCCACTGGGTCGGTGCGTGGTAGCCGAGAAAGAGCCTCAGTAAATTTTGGCTGGGCGCAATTCGTTTGCATAGCTTGCGCTGGTTCCGGAAATCCGGGGTCGGACATGCGAGGATAGTCATGAAGTTGGAAACGACGCTCACGTGGACGCGGTACGACGGCACGCCGGGCACATTGCCCGAAGTGGGTCAGAGCGTGCTGCTTGAACGGGGCGGAAGGGTGCTGGCTGGCGCGGCCCGGCTGTACTCCCTCCCATCCGCTGGGCGGTTGTGGTTGTGCCGCGACGAATGGTTGGCTCTTGTCCATGGTGACCTTTGGGCACCGTGGCCGGATGCGCCGACACGGCGCGGAAGAGGATGAGATGAGACGCAGGACGCGGGGGCTAGGGTCACGGCTGGTGACCAAGGAGTGGCTGTCATGAGGTGGTTCAAGCATCTCACCGGTGCGCATCAAGACGAGAAAATGGCGCGCCTCGTGTCCGAGCTCGGACTTGAGGGGTACGGCTTCTATTGGCTCATCCTGGAGACAATCGCCGGGCAAATCGAGGCCGGGAGCAATCGCACCGCGCTGACCTATCCGGTTGCGTTTTGGCGGAAAATCACCGGGTTTTCTCCGAAAAAACTGCGGAATTTCGCTGAAATTTGCTCGAAAATTGGAATTTTCTCGGCGGAATTTTCCGAAAACTCACTCACCATCGATATCCCCAACATACTGAAATACCGCGACGAATGGTCGAGGAAGAAGGTCAAGAACTCCGGAGTCGCTCCGGAGCCGCTCCGGACCAAAGATACAGAGACAGATACAGAGACAGAAGGAGATAAGCCCCCCCCTACCCCCCCGTTGGGGGGTGGAGACGGGTTGGGGCCGGTCGATTCTCTCCCTCCCGAAGAGCCTGATGCGCCAGAGCCGCCTCGCCATGTCCCGGACATCGAGCTTGAGCAGTTCCTCGACGCCTACCCTGAGCGGGCCCGGCAGCCGATCTACGCCGTCTTGCCGTCGTGGCTGGCCATGAAGAAGGCCAGGGCGTACCCCGGCCTCCCCCGGCTCTTTGATGCCCTGTCCGAGTGGGAGGGCAGCGAGCAGTGGGCCAAGGAGGGCGGACGGTTCATCCCGTCGCCCCAGAAGTTCCTCTCCGGGCGATTTTGGCTCAATAAGCCGCCACGCTCGCCGGACCCGTACGCCAACCTGCGGGGCAAGTCGTTCCACGAGATCAACACCGCCGACTATGAGGCTAGGCTGGCCAGAGAAGCAGAGCAGACGGAGGTACGGGCATGAGCAAGGCAACGCCACGGAACATGGGTCGGACGGCATTCGAGGCGCTGGTGAGCGATGTCTACGCAGGCTTCGGGTGCAACCCGCCCGGCGAGCGTTCCCGCGACATCTGGTTCGAGCAGTGCGGGCATGTCCCGTCGGGGCCGCCGCTGGAGTGGATTCGGCAACGCCTGCTCGACGGCGCCACCCTGCCGCGCAATCTCGGCCAAGCCATTCGCGTGCTGTGGGAGGAGTGGCAGGCCAACCACCCCGAGCAGGTGGTCAGCGATTCCCGCTGCTGCCCGGAATGCGATGTGCCTGGCGTGATCTTCGCCTGGGCACCGGCCCGCGATCCGCGCACCGGGGCGGACACGTGGCAGCGCCTGGTCCGCCGGTGCCGGTGCCATCCCGGCGGCAACGGGGAGAGCCGACGTGACATCGAGGCGCTGGGACTCATGGTCATGCCGCGTGGCTATGTGGGCGGCACCGTCGCCTTCGAGCGCGAACGCCTCGGGCTCTACCCGGACAGGGGCAACCATGGCGGGCCGGTGCCGCGCGCAGTGCGGGCATTCGAGCGTGGCGGCGTGGACTGGCAGGAGCGACCGGAGCACGAGCGGGCACGCGCCGAAGCCCTGGCGGGGGCCGCACGATGAGCACGGTCAGCGCAGCAGAGATCAAGGCGGCTGGGGGGCTGGAAAAGTGGATGCGCAACCGCGCGCTGGTGCAGGCAGCGCCACCCGTGCAGCGTCCGGCAGGTGTCCCGGCGCCGGTGAAGGCCAAGGGGCGGCTACCCGCGCCCGGTCGGACCTACCGCAGCGAGGGGATGAACCAGACAGAGGCCCGGTATGCCGAGCATCTGGCCGCCCTCGAACGGGCGGGCAAGATCGTGGGCTGGGACTACGAGGGGCTCAAGCTGCGGCTCGCCGACAAGACGTTCTACACGCCCGACTTCCTCGTCATCCGGGCAAGCGGCGTTGTCGAGCTTCACGAGGTGAAAGGGCACTGGGAAGATGATGCCCGCGTGAAGATCAAGGTCGCGGCCAAGCAGAAGCCTTGGTTTACGTTCGTAGCCGTGAAGCCCGGCAAGCGCGGCGAGTGGGAAGTGGAGAGGTTCTGATGCCCGGATCAGCAGGCGTGGGCCGTACCGGCGGTAGGATGCGGACGGATATGGAGCAGATCGTCGCCCTTGTCGCGCTGCACGATGGACAGGTCGTAGGCGGATTGCAGGTTCATCCAGAAGGCCGCGCTGGTCCCGAAGAACCGGGCAAGCCGCGCCGCCGTGTCGGCGGTGACGCCGCGCCGCTGGTGGACGATGTCCGAAATGCGGGTGGCGGGCACCCCAAGCGCCACGGCAAGGGCATGGGCCGTGATGTTCAGGGGCTTCAGGAATTCCTCGTTCAGAATTTCGCCGGGGTGGGTGCGGATGCGCATGGCGGTATCCTCAGTGGTAATCCACGATTTCGACATCATGGGCGGCCCCGTCGCGCCAGACGAAGCATATGCGCCATTGGTCATTGATTCGGATGCTGTGCTGCCCCTGCCGGTCGCCCTTGAGTGCTTCGAGGCGGTTGGCCGGAGGGATGCGCAGGTCGTCAATGCATGCGGCGGCGTCGAGCATGTCGAGCTTGCGCAGGGCAACGCTGGTGAAGGCCCTGAACCTGCGGGTTGGCGCGCCCTCGAAGAGTGCCCGTGTTTCCTTGCAGCGGAACGATGCGATCATTTTTCGTCCAGCGTTTACCGTTTGTCGTTAAACTAAGAGGGGCGGTCATGTCTGTCAACATGCGGTCCGGAGTGGTGCCGGATACCATGGAAATGCGCGCGAGCGCCGGGAGGACGTGCTGATGGCGAGGCCGAGGAACGTGGTGCCCTGTCCCCTGTGCGGGGCAACGTTGCGTCTGCTGCGTACGTCGGTGGCCGGGCCGGATGACCGGGACTCCGACTACCTGTGCGAGGTGTGCGGGTTCACGGGTCGGCGGAGGGAGTTGATCCAGGGGGATTGGATTAGGAGTACGCCGCCGGTGGAGGCAGAGGCGTCTGCTTGGCGAAAAGGAGGCTTGCCCTGAAGGCCGTTGGAGGGCGTGCCCTTTCCCCCAAGGCAGAAACATGAAGGTCGGTCACCGTGCCAGGCCTTCCTTGATGGCCTTCCCGAAGGACAGCCGGAAGAGGGCCGCGAAGGGCAGCAGGCAGCCCGATCAGCGCCTCGCCGGGCACGGCAGTGTCAGGTGAATACTATCTCTGTACAGCCATGCCTATCGCCGATATATAAAAAGCCTTTATGGTTTGCCGTCTGTTTGGCGCGATATTTTTTTGTTAAGCTGTTGCAGGACAGGGGCTTGACGCTGTTTGGTTGTTTACATTTCTCTAAGGTGTAATTGTCAAAATGTTCGGAATGTACAGATTGTTTTTATCTCTACTTGTCGTGCTTGCACACTTGGGTGGCGCTGGAGGATTCAGCGCCGGTTATGCTGTCTACTCTTTTTATATGTTGAGTGGGTGGCTTATGACAACCATTACAAATCAGCGATATGGATTTACGGTAAGAGGGTTCACGCTTTATTGTACGAATAGAGCGTTGAGAATATATCCCCTGTATTGGGTTGGGTGTGTATTGTCCATAGTTATGATCGCATCATTTGGGCAAGAAGCCGTGGCATCGTTTCATAAGGCGATTGTAATGCCGGGCACTTTTAGTGAGATAATGTCAAACATGTTTATATTTGGTCTAAGGCCAGATGTTGATGGTGCTCGCCTTGTGCCGCCAACTTGGGCTATTTATGTAGAGTTGGTTTATTATGTGGCCATTGGAGCCGTGCTTGGGCGAAGCTACAGGATAGCAAAGGTGTGGTTTTTTATTAGCGCATTATATCATGTAGTAGCATTTGTATATCCCATGGATAGGTATTACGGTATACTTGCGGCTTCACTCCCGTTTAGTATTGGTGCATTGATATACCATATGCAAAACGCCTTGAGAAAGGCTTTTCCTTTCAGCATAAAAAGGTTGCTAGTGGCTTCTCTCGCTTATGTCACCTTCTTGGTTGTGACGCAGGTTATATTTACAGATGTTAGATCACAGACTAGATTGCCTTTTTATGCAAATTTGCTCCTATGGTCAGTGGTTATCCATTATGCATCTCAATTAAAAATAAAATCTAAATTGTTGTTATATATTAATAAAATTTCTGGAGATGCGTCTTATCCTGTTTATTTGTATCACTATGGTGTTGGTTTTATAGTTCTTGAAGTCTTTGATTTTACGCCAAAGACAATCACTTTTTTTATCATTACAGTTCCGATACTTTTGATTATATCTATATCTGTGGCAATGCTGGCGGATGGAACACTTGAACGGATTCGTAAAAGAGTCTCTGAGAAGGCCGAGATGCAAAATGTGATGTAATGTAGGTTGGATCAGCAATTACGTTTAATTGGTAAAAATTTATTCCTGTCGCCATATAACGCAGGCTGTGTTGTTTTTTGCGGAAGCAGGCCTAACAGTGTCGCGAACGCCACCGTTTCCCTGGCCGTGTAGCAAGAGCCGTTGTCCGAGAGCCATTCGACGGGTTGCGGGGCCTTCACGACCCCAAACCGCTTCTCTATGCACTCCAGCATCAAGCCCTGCACCATCTGCCCACTGATGCCCGCCGTGGTCGCAAGACCCTATAAACGACTAGGCCCCCGGTGAACCGGGGGCCTTTTGCGTGTGTCGAGTCCTCCGACTTCATGCGTAGAAACCCCCGGTTTCTACACCAGCCTTCCTTGATACCCTCCCGCCTCCCCGCGCTACGCTTCTCCCAAACAGGAGCGTAGCCATGGCTATCCCGCGCGGCATCCGCAACAACAATCCCGGCAACATCCGGCACGGTGACAAGTGGAAGGGCCTCGCCCCGACCCAGGGCGATCCCGACTTCTGCACGTTCGCCACGCCCGAATACGGCATCCGCGCGATGGCCGTCCTCCTGCTCAACTACCAGCGCAAGCAAGGGCTCAAGACAGTCCGGCAGATCATCTCGCGCTGGGCACCCCCGACCGAGAACAACACCGAAGCCTACATCCGTCACGTCGCGGAGCGTCTCGGCGTCGGCCCTGACGATCCCATTGTCGTAGCCGATGTGCTGCCCACCCTCGTCGCCTGCATCATCCGGCACGAGAACGGCCAGCACCCCTATGACACGGCCACCATCGGGCGCGGGGTCGGCATGGCGGTGGAGAGGGCCTAGCCATGGCGCTTTTGCCCAGCAGCCTGAGTCGCAAGCTCCTAGCAGCCGGTACGGTGGCCCTTGTTGTCGCCGCTCTCGGCGGGGCGCTCTACATCCGCGAAATGCAGATCAGGGCGCTCCGGGCCGAACTTTCCGAGGCGCAGAGCACTGCGGAGACCCTCCGGGCGTCCAATGCCGCCTACGCGACCTCGCTCAAGGCCATGGAATCCGAGATCACCAAGCGGGACACGCTCCTTGCCGAGCGGGATCAGCGCATCAACGACATCAACGCCCGACGGGTCGCTGACCGTCGGACGTGGCAGGAGGCCCTGCGCAATGACCAGACCGTACGCGATTGGAACGCTGTGCCTCTGCCTGATGCTGTGCGGGGCCTGTTCCGCGAATAGGCGGGAGGTCGTGGCCGTGCCCGAAACCGTCAGGCTCACGCCGCCCGCCACGCTCATGCAGGAGACTCCGACACCCGACCCGCCCGTTTGGGACGGGGCAACCAATGGTGACCTGCTGGACTACGCGCAGGACAGCCGAGCGGCCCTGGGCAGGTGCAATGCCGACAAGGCGGGGATGCGGAAATGGGCGGGCACCGAATGAACGAGATCAAGGATTGGCTCACCAGCATGTGGCTCGTGCTGGCCCTCTCCGTGGCCGGAGGCATGGCCCGCGCAGCCAAGTGTGGAGAGAAAAGCCTGTGGGGCTGGTTCTGCTCCATCGTCGTCGCCCTCTTCGCCGGGGTTGTGACCAACCTGATGCTGGTGGACCTGACATCGCTACCGGAGACGGCCCGCGTCGCATGCGCGTCTGTCTCCGCGTACTCCGGCGGTGCCGTGCTGGATGCATTGCAGGGACGGATTGCCGAGGTGATCGGCGCACTCCTCGGAAGCCGGACGGGCACCGGCAAGACCGGGGGAAACGAGGAATAGTTCTCGGGCCGCCGCCACGGGCTGCGTTGGTGCGCGGAGCCGTGGGGCACAGGGGCGGGGCCACGCCCGAAGGCAACAACAACCCGCCCCTGCCAACATGACGAGCGAACGCCCATGCACAGACACCTTCGCACTCCAGCGCCGCATCCTTGCGGCAGCCCTGACGCCAACCGAACGGCTCGTCGGGCTCGTGCTGGCGCTCTCGCTCGATGCGCGCTCCGGGCGCGCACGAATTTCCCAAGCCAGGCTGGCGGAACTCTGCGGGGTCACCGTCAGGACCGTCCGGCGCGCTGTGGCCACACTTGTGGTCTCCGGACTCTTCGTCTCCCAGCGCACAGGGCGCTCCTCTGTGCTGAGGGCTGCAAGCCCTCCGGAGGGTGGAAAGAGAGGTGGAATAGTGGAGAGGACACCCGTGTCCGCTCTGATAGGACACCAGTGTCCTATCGGCCCCCATCCATGGGGCCTCGACACCACCTACAGCACCCTCGCCGAAGAGCGATGCAAGCGGGAGGCTAGGAGGCGCACATGAGCACCCTCCGGCCCCTCAAGCCCTGTCGGCATCCCGGTTGCCGGGCCCTGACCCGCGACGCCTCGGGCTACTGCCCACCGCACGCCGAAGCGGCGCGAGTCCGAGCGGCTGAACGCGAGGCCAAGCAGGACAAGGCAAGGGGAAGCGCTGCCGCACGTGGCTATGGCCGGGCATGGCGGGCCATCCGCGCCCAAGTGCTCCGCGAGGAGCCGCTCTGCCGTGCCTGTGCAGCCCAAGGCCACCTCGTACCTGCCACCGACGTTGACCACATCGTGAGCAGGGCGCGCGGCGGAACGGACGACAGGGCGAACCTCCAACCCCTTTGCCACCGGTGCCACACCGCCAAGACCAACCGCGAGGACGGCGGGCGGCCAAGGGGAGGGGGAGGGTAAATCTTTGAGTGGGCAACCGGTAGACCGGGATGGTCTCCCGATTTCGCGCGATGTCAAAACTGAGGACCAAAAGTGGCGACAGGACGGAAGCAGAAACCACGCACCCTGAAGGTGCTCCAGGGCACGTTCCGCAAGGACCGGGCAAACGAAGCCGCGCCTGAACCGTCGGCGGTGGTGGCGAACGCCCCTGCGTTCCTTTCGGGGCGGGCGCTGGTGTGGTTCGGAGTGCTCTGCGCCAAGCTCTCACCGCTTGGGCTGGCCTCCGAGACCTTCGAGGAAACGCTGGGCCTGCTGGCCGCCCGTCTTGCCGAGATCGAGGAGCTTGAGCGGTTCATCCGCGAGAACGGTCGCTCGTACACCACGACCACCGCGCAGGGTGACGTGATGTGTCGGCCTTATCCGGAGGTGGCCATGCTGAACGAGGCGCGCAGGCATGCGCAGTCGCTGGCCGCCGAGTTTGGGCTTACCCCCGCGTCGATTGGCCGCGTGGGCCGTCAGCAGAAGGGGCAGAGCGACGAGAACCCGTGGGGGGCATTCGGTGGGTAGGCAGCGCGCCAAGAGCTACGCGGAGCGGGTGCATGCATACGCGCATGCAGTGGTGGCCGGGAATGCCATCGCGGGCAGGCGGATTGTGCTGGCCTGCAAGCGGCACCTGTCCGACCTCGTAGCGGTCGAGGGAGGCGGGAGCCCCTATGCGTTCTCTGTCGAGAAGGCCAACCGGGTCTGCGCCTTCGCCGAGAATATGGTCCACGTCAAAGGAAAGTGGGCTGGGCAGCGGGTGAGCCTGGAGGAGTGGCAAGTCTTCCTGCTGGGCTGCCTGTTCGGGTGGGTCCGGGAGGATGGCTTGCGCCGGTTCCGGGAGCTCTACGCCGAAATCCCGCGCAAGAACGGCAAGTCGATGCTCGGGGCCATCATCGGCAACTACCTGCTGGTAGCCGACTCGGAACCCGGTGCTGAGGTTTACTCGGGGGCCACCACGCTTGATCAAGCTCTGGAGGTCTTCCGGCCCGCGTGGATGATGACCCTGCGGAATCACGCCTACCGGGAGCATTTCGGGATCGACCTTGGCGGCACGGAGAAGAACCCCGGCACCATCTACCAGTTAGCGACCGCCAGCCGCTTCGAGGCCGTGGTGGGCAAGCCCGGTGACGGGGCCAGCCCGCACGGGGCTCTCGTTGACGAGTTCCACGAGCACAAGACGCCGGACCTCTACGACACCATGAAGACCGGCATGGGCGCGCGTACGCAGCCCCTGCTGGTGGTCATCACCACGGCCGGGGTGGATACCTCCGCGCCCTGCTACGAGCACCGGGACCGACTGGCCAAGGAGTTGGAGGCAGGCGCGCTCGATCCGACCGTGCTGGTGATCATGTTCGGCGTGGACGAGTCCGACGACTGGAAGGACTTCGCGGTGTGGCGCAAGGCCAACCCGAACTTTGGCGTGAGCCTGCATGAGGACTACCTGCGCGACCGCTACCGTGAAGCCATGACCAGCCCGGCGCGCCGCAACATCATCCTGTGCAAGCACCTGAACAAGTGGATGAACGCGGGGCAGGCGTGGACCGACATGGTGAAGTGGGCAGAGTGCGCGGCCCCCGGCATGCGCATCGAGGACTTCGCCGGGCACCGGGCCTGGCTCGGGCTCGATCTCGCCAGCCGTACCGACGTGGCTTCCCTCCTGGCCGTGGTCGAGGATGGCGAACTGCTGCGGGTGTTCGCCCGGCACTACCTGCCTAGCGATACCGTTGAGAAGCCGCAGAACGCCCATTACCGGAGCTTCCGCGATGTGGGTGCGCTCACCGTGTCCGACGGGGCACGTACCGACTTCGGCCAGATCGAGGATGACATGCGCGCATGGGCCGACCTGCTGGACGTGCAGGCCATCGGCTACGACCCGCGCGAAGCGACGTTCCTCATGGACCGGGTAGCGCGCTGGGCCGCGTTCGACATCGTGGAAGTCACACAGGGGCCGGGCAACCTGAGCGAACCCATGAAGGAACTCGAAGCGCGCATAGCCGCCTGCACCATCCGGCATGCCGATGATCCGGTGCTCACGTGGATGATGGGCAACGTGGTGCTCAAGCAGGCGCGCGGCGGCGGGCCGGTGAAATACTTCTACCCGACCAAGGAGCGCGAGAGCTCCAAGATCGACGGCGCCGTTGCCCTGATCATGGCGGTTGGGCGTGCCCTGGCCGCCCCCGTCGAGGAACCGGAAATCTTCGCGGAGGTCTGGTGATGGGCTGGTTGTCCCGCTTGTTCCGGCGCGAAGGGAAGGGCGTCCGCATGACCTCCTACGACCTGTTGGCGGAGGTGCTGGGTGGGGTTTTGGCCAAGAGTGGCGTCCACGTGACGGCGGCTACGGCCATCCAATGCACTGCGGTGCTCGCTTGCGCCCGCGTCATCGCCAACGGCCTCGCACAGGTGCCGTTCAAGCTCTACCGAGCGGATGGCCGGACCCGAATGGAGGCGTCGGCCCATCCGCTGTTCTCCCTCGTGGCCCATGGCCCCAACGAGTACCAGACCAGCTTCGAATTCCGGCACATGCTCGGACTGCATCTTAGCCTGACCGGCAACGCCTTCGTCTGGCTGAACCGCGTGGGCGACCGCATCGTCGAGATGCTGCCGTACCAGCCGGGCTCCGTGACCGTCACGCGCAATGGATGGGAGGTCACCTACGACCTCTCGACCAAGGACGGAAAGCGGGTGCGGGTGCCTGCGGAGGACATGTGGCATCTCCGCTGGTTGTCCTGGGATGGGGTGTGCGGACTTGATGGTGTGCGGCAGGCGCGCGAGGCCATCGGGCTTGCCTTGGCCACGGAAGAGCACGGTGCCCGTCTGTTCAAGAACGGAGCCCGGATGTCGGGCCTGCTCACGACGGAAATCAACCTGACGCAGGAGCAGCGCAAGGAACTGCGTGAGGCCTGGCAGTCGGCCCACGGTGGGAACGAGAACGCCTTCAAGACCGCGATCCTCGGCGGCGGCATGAAGTGGTTTCCCCTCGTGTCGCCCAACGATCAGGCCCAGTTCCTCGAAACCCGACGGCACCAGGTCGAGGAGGTCTGCCGGGCCTTCGGCGTGCTGCCCATCATGGTCGGTCACTACGACAAGGCCAGCACCTACGCCAGCGCCGAACAGATGTTCCTCCAGCACGGCGTGCATACCCTTGGCCCCTGGTACGCCTGCATCGAGCAGAGTGGCACGCAGAAGCTGCTGACGGCGGAGGAAAGGGCAAAGGGGTACTATCTGCGGTTCAATGCCAACGGCCTCATGCGCGGGGCCGCGCGGGACCGGGCGGAATTCTACACCCGGCTCTACGGGGTGGGTGCTCTGTCCCCCAATGACATCCGGGAGCTTGAAGACATGAATCCCTATGAGGGCGGCGACGAATACCGGGTGCCGCTGAACATGGTGGAACCCGGCTCCGCGCCGGAACGCACGGAGGGAAGCGATGGAAAGGCTTAGCTTCGGCCTGCTCGACCTGAAACTCGCCGAGGGCGCCGGCCAGGATACCGCCTCCATGACGTTCAGCGGGTATGGCGCGGTGTTCGGGAACATGGACGCTTACGGTGATGTGATCGCCAAAGGCGCGTTCACCAAGACCATCGCGGAGTTCAAGACCTCGGGCGTGTGGCCCGCCATGCTCCTCCAGCACGGCGGGTGGGGCATCGGGGCCGACGACTTCACGCCGGTCGGTGTGTGGACCGAAATCCGCGAGGACGGGCACGGTCTCTACGTGGAGGGCACGCTGGCCGACACGCCGCGCGGTCGGGAAATCTACACGCTGATGAAGATGAAGCCGCGCCCGGCCATCAACGGGATGAGCATCGGCTACATCGCCAAGGAATGGGTTGCGCGGTCGAAGCCGGAGGAGCCGCGGCGCACCCTCACCGCCATCGAACTCGTTGAGGTGTCCCTCGTGACCTTCCCGGCCAACGGAAAGGCTCGGGTCACCGGGGTCAAGAGTGACGGCGAGTGCCCCACCATCCGGGAAGCGGAATTTGCCCTGCGAGAAGCCGGGTTTTCGAGGAAACAGGCGAAGCTCATCCTTGCGGATGGCTTCAAGGGCTTGCCTCTGCGGGACGCTGAGGAAGGCGACGTTGACGAACTTGCCGCCATGGTGCGGCGGAACATCGACGCCCTCCGGGCGTAGCGGAGACACAACATGAGCGAGGAAATCAAGCGCCTGCTCGAACAGCAGGGGACGGCCTTCGAGGAGTTCAAGAAGGCCAACGATGAACGGCTGAAGGCCATGGCCGAAGGCAAGGCCGTCTCGGAACTCGAAGCCAAGGTAGAGAAGGCCAACGCCGAACTTTCCCGTCTGGGGAAGGAACTGGACGACCTGGCCAGGAAGGCCAATCGCCCCGGCGCAGGCGGTGACGAGGAAGCCCAGCTTCACGCCGAGCACAAGGCGGCGTGGAACCGTTGGGCGCGCAAGGGTGACGAGACCGGTCTGGCCGAGATCGAGGCCAAGGCCATCAGCGTCGGCACCCCCGCCGATGGCGGCTACGCGCTGCCCATCGAGCAGGACAAGGAGATCATGCGCCTCCTGCGCGACGAGTCCCCCATGCGCCAAGTGTGCCGCGTCGTGACCATCGGGACCGAGGAGTACCGCAAGCTGGTGAACCTCGGCGGTACGGCTTCGGGTTGGGTGGGCGAGAAGGCCGCCCGTCCGGAAACCGGCACGCCGACGCTGGCCGAACTCAAGCCCGTGATGGGCGAGGTCTACGCCAATCCGGCAGTTACCCAGAAGGCCCTCGACGACCTGTTCTACAACGTCGAGGCCGAATTGGGCGCGGACATCGTGACCGAGTTCGCGGAGCAGGAAGGTGCAGCCTTCATCCACGGTGACGGTGCCAACAAGCCCAAGGGGCTTCTGGCCTACCCCCAGAGCGCGGACCCCGACGGTGAACGCGAATTCGGCACCATCCAGTTCCTGACCACGGGCGTTGCCGGTGGCTTCAAGGCCCGCACCGCCGACGTGAATCCTGCCGATGACCTGATCGACCTCATCTACACCCTCAAGAAGGGGCACCGGTCCGGCGCCACGTTCATGATGAACGGGAAGACGCAGGCCACGGTGCGGAAGTGGAAGGACGCCGAGGGCAACTACATCTGGTCGCCTAGCCTCCAGGCTGGCCAGCCCGCCATGCTGCTCGGCTACGGGGTCACCGAGAACGAGGACATGCCCGACATCGGGGCCGGTGCCATCCCCATCGCCTTCGGCAATTACTGGCGCGGCTTCTGGATCATCGACCGCATCGGCATTCGCAGCCTGCGCGATCCGTTCACCAACAAGCCCTACGTGCATTTCTACACCACGAAGCGCGTGGGGAGCATGCTGGCGGATTCCCAGGCCGTGAAGCTCTTGAAGCTGGCCGCGTAACGGTAACGGCCGGGGTCGAGAGGCCCCGGCCGCACAGGAGACCCCATGCAGAAGATCACGCTGAAAGAATCGTTCCGCTACTGGCGCAACGGGTGCTGGCCCGAGGACTACCCCGCTGGTGTCGTGAAGGTGGACGACGAGGTTGCCGCGCAGGCCAGGGCCGCCGGTGTCGTGGCCGAAGACGCCAAGAACAGCAAGCCCGCCGGGGGGCAGGAGCAGAAATGATCATCCGCCGTGTCGCCGCTCCCCGCATCGAGCCCGTCACCCTCGGCGAGGCCAAGGCCCATTGCCGGGTGGAGGTCTCCGAGGATGACGCGCTGTTGACCGCGCTCATCATCGCGGTGCGGGAGCAGGGCGAGACGCTCACCGGGCGGGTTTTCGTGGACTCGCTCTGGACGATCACCATGCCCGGCCCGCTGGTGAGCCCGGTGCTCCTGCCTCTTGCTCCCGTGCGTGAGGTGGAGGCCGTGACCGTGGACGGGGCGGAGGTGGACCGGGGGCTCTATTCCCTAGTCCCCTCCGGTCTGTCCCCGCAGGAGCATCCCGTGCGGGGGACGTTCACGCCACTGCCGGGCTTTCCCGATGGGGCCGAGGTGACGGTGCGCGTGAAGGCAGGCTGGCCGGTGGAAGGAGATGGGGAGAACGCTCGGGCCACGACACCCCACGCCATCCGGCAGTGGATGCTGGTGCGCATCGGCGGGCTGTATGCCCAGCGCGAAACCTTCATCACCGGGACGCTGGTGACCCGCATGACCCGCGACTTCGTGGATTGCCTGCTCGACCCCTACGTGATGGTGGGAGCCTGACCATGCGCGCCGGACTGCTGCGTCACCGCATCACGCTCCAGGCCCCCATGCACCAGCCGGGGGAATGGGGCGGGGCGGACACCACGGAATGGCAGGACGTGACCACCGTGTGGGCTGCTGTGGAGCCGATTGCCGGGCGCGAGTTCTTTGCGGCGGCGCAGGCGCAATCCGAGGTGACGCACCGGGTGCGCATCCGGAGCCGGAGCGGCGTGCGGGCCGACATGCGGGTGTTGTTCGACGGGCGGGTGCTGACCATCGACGCGGTGCTGTCCCTTGATGGGGGCGAGATGCACCTGATGTGCAAGGAGATGAACTGATGCCGCTCATTCCCGTGAGCTCCGTGACCGTGGACATCCCGGACGAGGCCGTGGCCGAGCAGGTGCGCGCGATGCTGGAACCCGAGCTTGAGATGCTTGCGGAACGCATCGCGTCCGACGCCCGGAACAGGGCGGCGTTCACCGACAGGACCGGGAAGCTGCGCAAGTCGATCAAGGCCCGGAAGTCCAAGTTCGAGGGGGGCGGCTACATCGTTGTCGCCCGCGCGCCGCATGCGCACCTCGTGGAGTTCGGGCACGCCATGATCGACGTGAACGGCCGGACCGTGGGGCATGTTGCGGCGTTTCCCTTCCTGCGCCCGGCGCGGGACAGGGTGATGCGGGCCGCCATTCACGAGATTCAGGCCCGTCTCGGGGGTGCCTACGATGAGCGGGGTTGATTTCGAGCAGGTGATGCAGGCCGCCCTTGCGGCGGATGCGGGCGTGGCCGGGATCGTGTCCCGGCGCATCTTCCCGCTGTCCGCGCCCAAGGGCGCGCCGCTGCCCTTCATCACCTACCAGCGGGTGAGCGGAGCGCCGGAGGCGGTTCTGGATGGGGACGCGCCGTGCGAGCGCATCAGCATCCAGATCGACGCCTGGGCCAAGACCTATGCCGAGGCAAAGCGGCTGGCGAAGGCGGTGCGCGGCGTGATGACCGGTGCCGAGTTCGCCGCCGAACTGGACGAGGACCGCGACCTCTCGGACGAGGAGGCGCGTGTTTGCCGTGTTTCCATGGACTTCATCGTGTGGGCGTAGCCCGGAGGATTCACCATGGCCAAGAAGTACACGCTGTCGAAGGGCTCCGTGCTCAAGCTCGGGGATGGTGCCGAACCGGAAGTGTTCACCACACTGCCCGGCCTGACCAAGCTCTCCATCGACGGCATTTCCAAAGACGACATCGACGTGACCGACCTTGAGTCGGACGGCAAGGAGTACGCGCCGGGCTTGGCCGATTACGGCTCGTTCAGCGCCGAGGGTATCTGGGACGACACCAACGCCCAGCATCTGGCCCTGCTCGATCTGCTGGGTAGCGGCGAGGTGCAGAACTGGCAGGTGGTCACGTCGGCCGGAACCAAGTGGGGCTTTGCTGGCTACGTGAAGTCGCTGCCCCTCAACTGGGAAACCAACAACGTGCAGCGGTTCTCCCTGACCATCAAGGTTTCCGGCAAGGTGACGCGCCTCGCCGCCTAAGGAGCAGATCATGGGCCTGACGAGAGATGACATCCTGAGAGCGCAGGACTTGCCCATGGCCGTCGTGGACGTGCCGGAGTGGGGCGGACAGGTGACGCTGCGCGGGTTCAGCGCAGCCGCCCGCGACAACCTCGCCAAGCGCGGGACCGACGAGAACGGCGGCGTGGAGATCAGCAACGCCGAGTTCCTCGCGCTTTGCCTGGTGGATGACGAGGGCGTGCCGCTGTTCGCGCCCGAGGACGCGGACACGACCCTTGGCCGCAAGAACCCCGAAGTGATCGACCGGCTGTTGCAGGAAGCCATCCGGCTCAATGGCCTGCATGCCGGGGCCGTGGAGGAGGCCGAAAAAAACTCCTAGCGCGCGGGGAGAGGGCATTCGCCTTCTCCCTTGCGCTCGAACTGGGGATGACGGTCGGTGAAATGCTGCGGCGCATGAGCAGCGCCGAGTTCACCGAATGGATGGCCTTTTGCGCCATTCGGCGGCGCCGGGAAGAGACCGGCTTCGCCAACGACGACGAAGCGATCGAGAAGCTGTTCTCGGAATGACCCCGGCCAGTGCCGGGCCTGATCACTGACAAGCAAATAGGGTGCTGGTGGAAATGAAAGGGGGCCGGGATGGCCCGGCCCCCTTGGGGGGTTATATGTCATCGAACAAGTCTAGCTGGACGGTCTTGCCCTTGGGCAGTGATCGGTTAAGGAGGGTCAAAAAACCTTTCCATGTAGTCGCGGCGCGCATTAAACCGACGACTTGTATGATATGCGCCTGTAAGTCGGGATGTCCGACGTCAGGTGATAGGAACTGATGATGCTTGTGTTTTCTGCGCTTTGTTGTGGCATCTGTAGGGTTGAGTTCTTTTAATCTATCTAAAACTCCGGATGGAAGGCGTTCATATACTATATCATTTGTATATTTTCCTACTATGCCTGGACGCTTTGATGCGTTTGCCGGGGGCCATGTCCATTTATTTAGTCTGTAGATTTCTTTATAGAATGATGTTGGGAATCTTTTCGCCCACTTAAGTCTCTCGTCGTTTAGATATGCTGAAAGAAGTTTTTCAAGGGCGTTTTTCTCTCTGTCAGCCTGATATCCTGTAGCTTCATCTATTAAAGCGATAATGCCAACTTTTGCGAAGGAACGTATGAGCATGTCTGCCTGCTCTGCAATGTGCAGTTGCGTAGGAAGCAGAGCTTCGTTATCCCTTGCTTTTAAGTAGACTTCGCAAATCCTCGGGAGTGCTGTTGCCTCAATGCCGTATCCAACTTTATTGCCTGTTGATGATATGTACTCTATTGGATTCATTATTGATTCTTTCAATTCGTCGTCTATGAATCCGATTAGGTTTTTTGCGGAGAGATACACTGGCAACGTTGTTCCAGCGCCTTCCTTCTTGCGACGCCAATGCGATCCCCCACGCTTTCCGCCAAGCGCTTTTGTGGCGGCACGCTCGGAAAGTACTCGTGTCTCGTCTTCGAGGACGGCACATTCTAGCTCGACATCAAGAATTTTCAGTTTTCCTTTTTTGATAGCCTTGAGCATGTGCTTCCTTGCGCTGCGGCGCCATTTTGTTGGTTTGTTTTTAAAACAAAAAACACCATTCCGGCGCCATGTCAATGCGATTTTTTGTGTATGCATGGCGCCGCGATGGCGCCGGGATTATTTTGTATTATTACAGTGTATTATGCGAGGTTTGGTGCGCAGCTTCCATGCTTCTGGCGCCGCATTTTGGTGAGCAAAAAGCCCCCCGGTTTCCCGAGGGGCCGCGATGACGGTGTGAAGGGGCGTCGGCTACCGAATCGCCGCCAAGCCCTCCATGAGGCGGGCGGTGAGGTAGAGGTTGTCGGCTCCGACCTCCATGGCGTGGACGCCACGCGAGGCAAAGGTTGTCAGCGAATCGTGGACGCGTTCACGGGCTTGGTAGTCGGGCATGGTGGTGGCGAACCGGGGTTCAAGGACGCTGTACACCTCGCGGGCCAACAGGCTTCCTTCGGTGTTCAGCATGCGGGCCTTGGAGCAGGTTTCGCCCATAAAGTCGAGGCAGGCGCGGGTGTGCGCCCTGAGCCGGGCACGCAGATCATCGGGGATGGCGGGCAGGGCCGGGGCTGCGGCAGGCAGCACGACCGGTGCCGCCTGTATGGCGTCGATGCGGGCCTGCACCCAGCCGATGGCGCGCTGGACCGTCTCCGACGTCATTTCCTCGACCGAGGAAACGCCCATGGCCGCGTTGACCAGCCGGAACGCAGCACCGTAGCCGAGCGGGGCCATGCTGACCCACATGCGCACAAGGTCCACGAGCGGACGGCGGTCGGCCTTGGTGGCAAGGTGCGGGGCGACAGGCTGACAGGCCTCGGCCTCACCGAGGGTTTCGAGCACGTCGAGAACCCACGCGCGAAACGCCTTGGCCACCGGGGTGCGGGCGAACATGGCGAGGAGGTGGCAGCCGCGCAGGGAGAAAATGCGGGTCTCCTGCGGACCGCCCGGTGTGGGCAGGGTGACCATCGCCGTCATGGAGTCGGTGAACTCGTCGGCGTGACGGTCGTAGATTTTGCGGATTGCCAAGTCCGGTGCGGAGTAACCAAGGGCCGTACCAACTTGGTACCCCCTTACCCACGGCTGACCGTTCTGGTCGATGACATCAAGCTGGTGGGACTGAAAGACGAGGGAAGTAGACATGTGGGCCTCCATGGGAACTTTTCAGGTTCACGGAGGCAACTCCCGGCGTGGGAATTGCCGGGTGCTGAAAACAGCCCATGGAGCTGCGGGCTAGTTCCCCTTTCGGGTATTGTATTTCGCCCACACCCGGCAAATGAATGCAATTATGCCCATGAGTTGGGCAAAAGAAAAGGCCAATCTGTCGGGTGGCGGGTCCGCCATGGGGTGTTTTCAGCACCGTGCGGACAACACGCCATGAAACCCGGAGGATGTCAAGGCTGGCAGAAGACGACTACCACGGTGACATGGGGTGGCTTGTCCTCGTCCTCGTTGGGCTCAACGTCGGAAACAAAGGCATAGCAGGTGGCCCCATTTCCCTCGTGCTTCGCGTAAACGCGGGCATCAGCCTTGGAAAGCTTTCCGAATTCCTCACCATCGCAGGCTACGGTGTATTCCCCGTCTTCATCGCCCGATGTGATATCAACCCTGTCGCCGGGTTCGAGGCTTTGCGCCACTTCAACGCGGTCCCGTCCCCGAATGCCGCAGATATTGAACTGTTCGGCGGGTGCGTCCGGTGGTTGTGTCAGCAGCATATCTATCTTGGCCCCGTAAGGCTTTCCTTCCCCGCCATACCGGGCAGAGAGCTTGGCCAACGCTCCCCACCCATGGCGCATCCAGTCGGCAATCATTGCAGCTTGCCCTTTGGGAATGTAGCCGATCTGCCCCATACCGGCCATGACGCGCAGCGCGTTGGGGTCATGCGGGTTGTCCGGCTCAGGAATGATATCCACTGCTTCCCATTGCCGCATGTGGCGCAGGATGTTCTGGCGTCCCACTCCATCGTTGTTGACATGCGTCACGCCAGCAACAGGCAGATCGGGAATGCCCAAGTGCACATCGTTCCGTTTGTTCCAGTCATTCCATTTTATTTCTGGACGGTTGAAAACTTCGGCAGGTTCAGTCCCTTCCTTCACGCTCGGTTCTTGCGCTGCTGTCGCCGTGTCTGCTGGCGGCTGTGCAGGGTCTTTCCTCTTGCCGAAAAGCCAGTCGAACAAGCCCATACAGACCTCCTTTTTGTCCGCCGTTACCAAAAGATGAGCGGCGTCTCAACGGCGAACGGAAGAAAAGAACCTCCACCAGCGCCCTGAATACCGAACGAGGAATTCATGGCGAGGAAGATACCCGGCATCTACGTGCCGATCCGTCTGACGTACGAGCAATTAAAGACGGACCTGGACCGTGCGAAGGCCCTTGCGCGCGAGCAGGGACAGGCCATGTCGGACGCCATCAACGGGGCACTGTCTCCGCGCACGATGTCGAGCGGCCTGACAAGGCTGACCTCCGACCTTGCCACTGCGGGGCGCGCGGCAACGGCCTCTCGTGGGGCGTTCAAGGGCTTGGTGGACGAGTTCGGGGAAATAGCCAGCGCCGCCGGGGTCAGCCGTTCGCGCATGGATGAACTGGCCGCCTCCATGGTGCGCCAGTCCGCTTCGCAGGCTGCCGAGCGAGCCTTCGCCAATATCCAGCGCAGCACGGGTGCGAGTTCGCTGCAAATGGCCCGCCTGCGCCTTGAATTGGGCGACACGAGCGGGGCGTTGCGCATGGCGGGCACTGCGGCCATGGCGTTTACCCCTTACGTGGCAGCGGCTGGCGTGGCGGCGGGTGCCGCAGCCATGGCCACCTTCAGGGCTGCCATGGAGGTGGAGAGGCTGAACCGGGCCTACACCACCATTTACGGCTCCACGACAGCCGCCCGCCAGCAACTCCAGTTCATCTACGCCACCACCCAGCGCCTCGGACTTGAGTTCCGCTCCACTGCCGAGTCGGCCAAAACCTTCTTCGCGTCGGGCAAGGGCACCGCCCTTGAGGCCGACATGAACTCCATCTTCACGGCCGTGTCCGAGGCCGGTGCCGCGTTGTCCCTGTCTCAGGCGGACATGCAGGGCATCTACCTCGCCATCGGGCAGATGATCTCGAAGGGCAAGGTGCAGGCCGAGGAATTGCGGGGCCAGCTTGGCGAACGGCTGCCCGGCGCGTTCCGTCTCGCGGCGCAAGCCATGGGCTTGACCACCGCCGAACTCGACAAGCTGCTGGAGCAGGGCCGGGTGACTGCCGACGATCTGCTGCCGAAGCTCGCCCGTGTGCTGCGGACCGAATACACCGGCGGAGCTTCCGAGGCGCAGAAGGCAACCAGCGGGCTCTCCACCGAGTGGGAGCGGTTCAAGGCCAGCGCCAGCCAGACCGACGCCATGGTGGCCGGGATCAACGCCGTGAAGGATGCGTTGAAGGCGACCTCGGACGCCATGGAAGCGACTGCTCGGCGCCGTGCCATTATCGCCGAGATGCAGGCCAAGGGCATCAAGGGCAATGAGCTGATTGGCGAAGGACAATACGGCTACTCGCAGGAGCAGATCGACGCCTATGAGTGGCGGAAGTCCGCCGGAAACCGACAGCGCGACGGGGCCTTTGCCGACCAGACGAATGCCGCCGAAGTGCTCGATGCCGCCCTGGGCAAGGCACGGCAGGCTGCCAACGCCTTTCTCAAGGACACGGACGCTGCGAAAATTCAGAAGATCAACGATTCCTACAGCGAGACCGAGACCGCCATCACCCGTGTCATCGAACGTCTCCGGGATGCGGGGGAAAGCACGGACTACTGGGAGGGGAAGCTCGCCGAGGCCGCCAAGGAGCGCGACCGGCAGCTTTCCTCCGTGGGCAAGAACGAGGCTGCTGCGGCGGGGCGCGCGGCTGCTGCGTTGCGCGAGGTCAACGAGGCGCTGGCAGGCATCACCGGCGATGAGGTGCAGGCCGCGCAGCTTAGGTTCAGCAAGAATTTCGAGAAGTGGAAGAAGGACATCGGCTCGGTTACGCCGGAGATGGAACGCCTCAAGGCTGCGGCAGAGGAGGCGTTCGCCAAGGGCTTTGCCACGATTCAGGAGTACCGCAGCGCCCGCAAGGCGTTCCTTGACCAAGGGCGTGACCGGGAGACCGAGCTTTCGTTCTTGCGCAACGAGGTGGCGGTTCAGGCCGGGGGCAACCTCGACAAGTCCGAGATCGACCGCGCCCGTGCCCTGGCTGAGCTCGAAAACAAGCGCCGCGACTGGGAGAAGGTAGGCTCCCGCGAGGAGGTGGAAAAACAGGTGGCGCTTGAGGTCGAGCGCATCCACCTGACCACCGCCCAGCGCAACATGCAGGTGGAGCAGCAGTTCTACCAGATGGCAGCCGGGCTGCTGAAGAACAGGGAGGATTTGCAGGCCCGCATCCTCGACCGCGAAATGTCGAACTACCGGAAGGTGGTTCAGGACAAGACTCTGCTCGCGGAAGTGGAAGCCCGGAAGATGCTCGAAATCTCGCAGGCCGGTAGCGACGGGGCCAAGCTGGCGTTCATCGAGTACGCCGAGGCCGCCAGCAACGCCGCGTCGCAGTGGAAGGAGGCAACCAAGAAGGCACTGGACGGCATGGCAGATGCCATCACCGATTGGGCCATGGGCGCACAGGCCAACATCGAGGCCGTGGGCGAGGCTTTCGCGCGGATGATCATCAAGGCCCAGGTCGAGCAGAACATTACCGGGCCGCTGGCCAAGGCCTTCGGCAGCATCAACTGGGGCGGGCTGTTCACCGCGTCGGCGCAGGGGAACGTGTTCAGCGGCCCCGGCATCTCGGCCTACCGCAACTCCGTCGTGAACAAACCCACCCTGTTCCCCTTTGCCCATGGCATCGGTCTCATGGGCGAGGCGGGCGAGGAGGCCATCATGCCTCTTGGCCGTACCAGCCGGGGCGACCTTGGGGTGAAGGTGGCCGGAGGGACGGGCGGCATGCCCACGAAGTTCGAGGTCCGGGTGATCAACGAGGGCGGGCAGCCCGTACAGGCCCGGCGCACGGAGATGCGCTTCGACCAGACCGCCGCCGTGATGACCATCTGGCTCAAGGGCTGGGCCAACAACATCATGGGCGTCCGTGACGCCGTGGCCAGCGGAGCGTGAGCATGAACGTCTGGCCTGACATCGCCGCGCCTTCGTCCATGTCCGGGGGGATTTTTGACCCGTTGGACGAGGCGAACATGGAGACCGGGGACGATGCTGCCCGGCCGCGTTTCTCGGTGCCCCGGCAACAGCCCATGCGGCTTGAGTGGGCGGCCATGAGCTACGCCGACTTCGATGCCTTGGTGGCATTCCATGCCAACCAGCGGTCCACGCCGTTCCTGTGGGTGCGACCGCGCACCGGCGTGCAGTGGGAGGCGCGTTTCGTGTCCAACGCCATCACGCACAGCGAGTCGCGGGACACACCCGGCAGGCTTGCCGTGCAATGCACCATCCAGCCTATCCGGCGCGTGGAGTGATCATGGCCACGCTTGCCCAGATCATCGAACGCAATCGCCGCCACGGGGGCAGTCCTTACCTGCTGTTTCTGGAGGTGGGGCTGCCCACCGGGCGCACCATGCGTTTCGCGCGTGATCCTCAGTCATGGGTATGGCCCCTGACCGATGCGCAGGTTGGCGACTTGGCCCAGCCTGGCGACGAGGTGGCCTTTGTCCTGCCGGAGGCGGGGGGGCTGACCTTCTCCGTGGGGGATGGTGACTGGAGCGGTTCGGTGGCTCTGGAGCGCGCCGAGGGCGAGGCGTGGTTTGAGGTTGCGGTCTTTCACCGGCGCAGCGAGGACACCCTCCAGGGGCAGCCCGCAGGCTCCTATAGGCTGGTGGCCCGGTCGGACTTCGGCGGCAAGGTTCGCGCCATTCTGGGGCCGGAAACAACGCGGCTCTGGCAGGCCATGAATTTCGAGCATGAGGATTGGGCGGAAGGCGAGGGCGCGCGCCGGGGCACGCTGACCCTCACGGTGTTCAACGCCGGTGGGGTGCCCCAGAAGTACGTCGAGGAGTTGGAGGACTGGCGGAAGCAGCATGGCCGGGTGTCGTGCAAGGTTCGGGTGCTGGTGGTCAACACGGCCTTGCTTGATGACCCGGAACCCACGCACGAGCTTGCCCTCGTTGATCTGGGAATTTCGATCCCGGCCCCCGGCGACAAGGTGCATTTCACCCTGGGCACGCTCAACACCATGGGCCGCATGGTGCCGAGGCGGCGCATCATGCGGGACTATTGCAGTTGGCTGCGGCCGGACGAGTGCCCCCATGTGGCCGCATGTCGCCATACCGCCACCAACTGCAAGCTCATTGATCAGACGCTGGACCCTGGCCGGTTCGAACGATTCGGTGGATTCCCGTTCATCGGGAAGGGGGCTCTCTTTGGCTAGCCTCGTGTTGCCTCAGGGACAGGCCGAGCAGTTGCGTCACGTTTTGTCCGGGCAGTTCCGGCGGCGCGGTCGAGGAGAGATGTGCCCGGTGCGCCGGGTACCCTTGTACGACTGCTGGGGCTTCGTGATGGCCCTGTCCGCTGTGTTCGGGCGTCGGGTGCCCAACATCGTTCCGCCTGCCCCTGCCGTTGATCGGCATGGCCTCTACGAGAGGGCGTTGCAAAGCGGCGAATGGAAGGTGTTGGCGAGACCGGAGCCGGGGGCCGTCGTGGCCCTGCGCACCAGTCCCCGCCATCGGGATTTCGTGGACCATGTGGGCGTAGTGTTCGATTCCTGCCGGTTCGCGCACATCCAGCGCAACATGCAGGTGCATGCGGATCGGCTGGATACCTCGCCCTATGCCAGGCTCATCGCCGGGTTCTACGTATGGAACGGTTGACCTCTGCCAACAACGCCGTGCCGTTCTTTCCGCCCGCAATGAAGGTGCGGGAGGACGACGTGCTGCTTGTGCTGCACCTGAATTGCCTCGATCTCACGCAGGTGGTGAGTGAGTGGGTGGAGTGGCGACCAGGGCTGACTATTGCCGACATCCTTGATGCGCGGTGGCCTGAGGGCATGCTCATCGAGGAGGGGCTGGACCTGCTCTTTCTGGCGAGCGGGCGTCTCCTGTCCTTCGAGGAGGCGGAGCGCTACATCGTGCGGCCGGGTGACGGGTTATCCGTGGCCTTGGTGCCGGGCGACGGCGGTGGTGGGGGGTCGAATACCATTGCCGCAGTGGCGATGATGGCGGTGATGCTTGCCGCGCCTGCTGTTGGTGGCATGCTTGCACTTGGTTTTGAAAACGCCATTGGCGCATACGGTCTTGTTTCCACCTTGTCCGTGGGGACCATGACCGGGCTTGGCACTGCGGCTGTGGCCCTGGTGGGAGCGGTGGGGGTCAACGCCTTCATCCCTTCGGCCAAGCCGTCATTGGGGCAGGGGCTGGGTCAGAATCCGATGGACAACTCGCCCACATATGGGTTCAGCGCGCAGGCCAACCCCATGGAGCCGGGGCGACCGGTACCCGTGCTCCAAGGCGAGAAGCACAACTTCACCCCAACCAAGCTGACGCAGCACCTTTCGACCTCGGGCGACCGTCGGTTGTGGAATGGCCTTTTCCTCATTTCCGAGGGCCCGGTAGATGAGGTTTTCGATGTCAGGATCGACGGGAACAAGGCTGGCAACTACGAGGGCCTCGAAATCGACATCCGGCTCGGAACGGAAGGACAGGACGTACTCCCGTGGTTCAACGACGCGATCACCGAACGGACCGAAGGGGTGACGGTCAAGCTCTCCACGGACTGGCACGAGGTGGTGCTGGACGGCACCGGGGTGCGAAAGCTGGGCTTCGGCGTGCAGTGCGCGTCCGGCCTCGGGTACGCCAACGACAAGGGCGGGCTGGACCCGGTGACCGTGCAGGTGCAGTTCCAGCACCGTCTCTATGGGGAGACGGCGTGGGTGAACCTCGGAACGGTGTCGATTTCCGGGGCAAAACGTGCCGCGATCATGCGCTACTACGAGTTCGAGGTGGCCGAGGGACGGCACGAGGTGCGTTACCGGCACCCCGTCGCGCCCCCGACTGGTGATCGGTACATCTCGGACACCTGGCTCGAATACACACACGAGATCGTGCCGGATGACTTCCGACTGCCGCACTGCGCCTTGCTGGCGATCAGGGCGCTCCCCACGGACAAACTCAACGGCAGCGCGCCGAAGGTCACGTGCAGCGCAAGGCGCATGACGGCCATGCTGCCGGATGGGCAGGGCGGGGCCGTCAGCCGCGACATCGGCAACATGGCGTGGGCTGCGCTGGAACTGATCACCAACACCCGTTGGGGCGCGGGCGAGCCCGTGGAAAGCATCGACGTTCCGTCGTTCGCGGAGGCCGCCGAGTGGTGTGAGCTCAAGGGCCTGAAAGGCTCGATGTATTGGGACACCCAGTGCACGCTGGAAACCGCGCTTGGATACCAGGGGCAGTTCGGGCGGTTCATCGTGGACAGGGTGGGCACGAAGATCGTGTGCATCAGCGACCGCCCCGTGGCCCTGCCGGATGCCGCGTTCCTTGCGACCTCTGCCGACATCCTGCAAGGGACGCTGGGCCTCGAATACCCGAACTCGGATGACCTGGCCGACGGATGCGAGATCACCTGGTTCGACCCGGAACGAGGCAAGCAGGTGGTCTTTGCCCCCGGTGACTTCTTCAACGCGGTGGTGGACCGACCACCGACGGTGGCGCAGATCACCCTGTACCCCTGCAACAGCGATGAGGGAGCGCAGCGGGCCGGAGAGTACATCAACCGATGCAACCGCTACCTGAGCCGCCGCGTTGACCTCACGTTGCTCTGGCGCGCCCTAGGGCCACACATCCGGCGCGGTTCGGTGATCCAGGTTGCGGCAGACCGGCTCATGGCCACGCAATCGGGCGTGGTGCTGTCGGCTACCGAGACCACGGTGAGGCTGAGTCGCCCCGTGCAGCTTGAGCCCGGAACGGCCTACGAGGTGCGGCTGGCGCATGTGGATGTGGCGGGCGACGTGGAGGGCGTGGAGAAGGTCGAGGTGAGGCCCCTTGCCTCCGTGGCCGAATCGACTCAGACCGATACCCTGACGCTCGCGGCTCCGTGGGAGCAGGTGCCGTCCCCCGGCTGTTCCGCCGCTGTGGGCGAGGTGCAACGGGTGACGCGGTGGTACCGGGTGCGCTCGCTGAGCCGCTCCAGCGACATGCGCGTGACGCTCAAAGCGCTGGAGTACGACGAGGCGGTTTATGCCGACGAAGGCGTGGCGCCACAAACCGACAGCGCGGCCAACCTGCCCGCAGTGGTGGGCCTCGTGGCCACGATCATCGACGCCAACGAGGACTTGGTGAGCAAGAAGCTCATCTCCCTGGCATGGCGTGGAACGGCCCTGGAGTGGCGCGTGTTCGTGCGCAGGCTGGGGGCCGATGCCGACGAGTGGGTGTACCTCGATAAGACCCCATACCCCTCGTTCCTCGCCCGCAACATCGAGGTCGGGCACATGTACCGCTTTGCCGTCACCCACACCGGCAGTGTGGCGGATGGCCTGACCGTTGACGTGGATTACCAACTCAACACGCCCTCCGGGGCTATCCGACCGGTGACCACCATTGATGGTGGTCTTGAGGTGCCGCTGTACACCTTGGTGAACGGTGAGCCCAAGCAACTCATGGGGGTTTTCTGATGAGTGGAACCTATCATCACGAGCAGACCGGGCCGGACCAGATTCACGTGCCCTACGCGTGGACATTCGCCAATCAGGCGGCGCGTGAGACGGGCGTGGGAGTCGATGCCAGCGGTATCGGGAAACTGGCCCGGCAACTGGATGACAACAGCCTGTGGATGCTGGTGGATACGGACCCCATCACGTGGAAGGCGGCCGGAGGCGGGGGCGGGTTTGAGCCCGGCACCCGGATGCTGTTCCAGCAGTCCACGGCGCCCACGGGCTGGACCAAGGACGCCAGCCATAACGACAAGGCGCTGCGGGTTGTCAGCGGCGCAGTGGGGAGCGGCGGCAGTGTAGGCTTTTCCACGCTGTTTGGCAGGACGGCCACGGATGCGTTTACACTGACGACGGCGCATATTCCTTCGCATCAACACGCCCTGTGGCAGATTACGGACGGCGATATGGGGTACACGTCAAGCCATTGGTACATTTCATACCGCAGTAATGCTGGTGGTTCGATTACTCCGAAGCTGACGGACGCAACAGGTAGCGGCGGAGCCCATTCTCACGGGCTGGACATGCGTGTGAAGTACATAGACCTCATCATCGCCCAGAAGGACTAGCCATGAAGAAGCAGGACAAGTGCCCGTTGAACGGGTTCAAGGCCTGTCGGGAAACGTGCCGCTGGTACATCCAGTTGCGGGGCAAACATCCGCAAACGGGACAGGATATCGACGAGTGGGGCTGCGCGGTCTCGTGGCTGCCCATCCTGCTCATTGAGAATGCGCAAGAGGTGCGCCAAGGCGCGGCGGCGGTTGAGTCGTTCCGCAACGAGATGGTGAAAGCCAGCGGTGCGACCATGGCTGGGATCGGCGAGATCGTGCGCCTTGCCAGCATGAGCAGCCGGGAACGGGGGATTGCAGGACATCAGCAGCAGGTAGAGGGCTAATCCATGCGACTGACCATCATCCGTGACGACAATATGGTGATCGTGGACGGGCGCGCTCTGTCCGTGGACCTGTCCGGTCTGCCCGCAAACCTGCATGCCGTGCAGTGGGACGGAAAGGCGGGCCATGTAGAGTACAACGATGGTACGCCCAACGAGAAACTGGAAGCCATCACGGCTTGGCAGGCTGTGGTCGATGCGTGGGAGGCAGCGCGGCAAGCCGAGGATGCCCCCTCGCCGGAACCAACACTTGAAGAGGCCAAGGCCGCAAAGCTGGCTGAGATCGCCAAGGCCCATGACGCCGCCTTGGCGGGCCTTGTGGCGTTGGCGAACCCTGCGCCCACCGTGGTGGCGGTGGAGGCTGCCCTGTTGGCCGCCAGCGACCCGGAAGGGCTCGACTATGCCCGGCAGTGGTTGGCCGAGCAGCAGCGCGAACTTGCGGCGGCTGTGATGGCCGTCGGTGCTGTGGAGGATGTGAGGGCGGTGGAGGTGGGATTTTTGGTGTGAACTGGCTAGTGTTCTGGGGCAACAAGCCGAGGGGATGAGCAAGGGCCTGGGCTACAGGTCGAGCAACTCGACCGCCACGCTGAGGGCGGTAGCGATTTTGCGCCGGGTCGCGACGCGGAGCTTCGCGTCGCTGGCCTCCATCTGGGCGTAGGCGGACTGGGTGACGCCCATGCGGGCGGCTACCTCGGCCTGCGTCAGCCCAAGATGTTCGCGCCATGCCCGGCAGGGGGAAACGCCATCGTTGACCACGCGCCCCACCACATCGTGCGGAACGGTGGATTCCGTCCCGGCCTGCGGACCGAAGGCCCGAACGTACTCCGCGTAGGGTACCACGACGGCCACGGGCTGCCCGTTGTGCCGAATGATCTGGTGTTCAGTAGGTGCGTTCATCGCGTTTTCTCACCTCGTCGATGTTGATGACGGTCAACTCGCCATCGGGCGTCACATGGAACAGGACGCGGTAGCGCCCGACACGCAGCCGGTAGTCAATCCTGTTGATCAGCGCCTTGACGTTGCGCACATCCGGCCACTCGGAAAGGGCTCCCACGGCGGCATGAACCTTCACCTGCTCTGCCTGCGGCAGCTTGCGCAGTTGCTTCACCGCCTTCAGTGCCCATTCGATGCGCGTCAT